AAACCTTTCGCTTTGTTTCATCGTTATATAGTATATATTATACCACAAAAATAGCCATTTGTACACCTTTTTTTTATAAATAGTTATGAAGAAGAGGAGTTGAGATGCCAGTAGCAGAAATACTAGCGGGCATTGCATTGGTTAAATCTAGTGTAGAGTTCATAAAGTCTAACATAGACACATGTAAAGACATAGGCGAAATCGGTAGTGCAATAGACGGTTTACTTCGAGGTAAAGACGAAGTTGAAAAACGTGCAAATAAAAGAGGTTTAGGTATCAAAGAACAATTTGATACTGCACATATAGCACGTGAAGCGATTGATGCTCGACTCGCAGCCGAACAGTTACAAGAAATATCACAAATGATTAACTTACGGTTTGGTCCTAACACTTGGCGTGAGATTATGGAAGAACGCGCTAAACGTATACAAGAACATAAGGAAGCAGTCAAGCAAGCACGAATAGATAAAAGAAAAGCAAATGCACAGTTATGGTCAGAAGTTAAACAGGTTTTGTTAGTAGCTGGTCTCATATTTGCAGTCCTTGCGATCATAGTTGGATCAGTATGGTACTCAAGACTCTCTTAATTATTTTAGTTACATCGACTGTAGCACTCGCTGGTGCCAAGACTATTGGTGGAAAGAAAGATTATACACGCCAACAGAAGATACAAAGAGGCGATATAATTAAACCTAAGTTGACTACGTGTAGATTAAAGAAGATTGTACAATCAAGAAGTGGTGGACAAGCGTGTATATATCAAGGTGGTAATAAAACATTTGAGTTGTTGTTTGATGATAACTGTCCTAAGCAATTTAAATGTAAGTATCAACCAAACAGTAAAGAACCAAATATAGATAATGTTATGGAAAGTTTAAATTCAATTGGTAAAAACAAATAGGAGATATTATGATAGGTGAATCTAACGTAGGCGAAGTAAGACATTGCACATATTGTGGACATAGGTGCCATTGTTATTCAAGTGGTTGTCAAGAATGTATTAACGATGTGTGCCAAACTTGTGAGTGTGGTGACAAAAAAGATGATATTCAAACATGAGAAATTTATATTAGACTTAAACGCTGCAACTAAAGCAAAGTTATATTCTGAAAATAAACTTGTTTTTATGGGAGACGGTTATAAAGCTATACTTATATTAATTAATAGTAGCAGCAACCCTGAACCAGTTAAAAACAAATTTAAAGCACAACTTAAATTAAGAGAAAAGCCTAAGTTTAGTCAACCAGATGATATGGAACAGCTTAGACAAAAAGCTCTTAATAGTATTGTAAAAACAACACCTAAAAATAAAAAACGTTAATAAACCTTTTGATTACCACCTATTCGTTTAGGTACACATACTGCAGTATAAGATAATCTTTTAGGAGCATCATCATCAGCAATTCTATTTGGCACAGATGGTTGTTTAGTAAGACGCTGAGCATAATATAAGCAATTATCAATATTTCTAAAATACATATCTTGACTTGTCACCTGTTTACCTAAGTAAACCATTAATAAAAAAGCATGTGTCATTTCAGTATTTTAAGTGGATGTTTTTCACCGTTCTTAATTTCCATTTCAAGTTTGCCTTGTTTACAAACCCATCTTGGTCCGCCGGGTCCTTGAGTTCTTTTAATTTTTCTCTTCACTTTCAAACAATCCATCATTGAGTCGCGAGGTGTAAACTCTGTTGGTTCTACATCTCCACTCATAAACATTAACAAAATAAAGCCTGTAAATATTTCCATTAGTGTTTTCCGTTTAATACTTTATCTTTAAGCTTCTCTATTTGATCTTCAAGTTTTTCAATTCTTGACTTATAAAAATCGAGTGTAAGCTTTTGTTGTTGGTCGTATGGAGCTTTACCAGTTTCAATATTATTTGCTAATTTTTCTAACTGACCTGCGAGGTGTTCAATTAACATAAACTGTTCTGCATCAGCAGGTAGAGAACCCATATCACCACGTGGCCATTTGATACGAAACTCTGTATTTTTCTCTAAGTCAGATGACATTAATGTGATATCTGTTTCTAACTTATTCAGTCTTTCTATGATACCAAAATATGCCCATACACCTACAGCCACTGCCAGAATAATTGACAGTAGATTTCGTATTGGCATTTCAACGCCGGTGTTTTCAGATATTTTTGGCATAATTGCTCCTTACCATATTATTTATATCATGTCAAAAAAATGACACTTACAATAATATGTCACGATATACTGTCAGGTTTTTGACACTAATCAGTGTTGTATTTGTATTCTTCATCTGAATCGCCCATAGACAATCTACTATCTATGTCGGCTATATTATCGAATTGATCTCTGTCATGTACATGTAACATAATAGTTGCATAATGTAATACTTTCATTATATCTTTTCTTGCATCTTCAATTGAACCTTTTTTGCCATACCTTTGTGCATATTTCATTATATTACCAATACAAAATCCTGCGCCATGACCGCCGTCAACTATAAACTCTGTTGCTTGAAACTGTTCTCGAGAATAATGTCCTTTATATGTACTGTTAATAACGTCCATTAATTCATCAACATACATATCTTCATTAAACTTATAAGATATCTTGGGTCTTTTCACCAATTCATTACTCATTTATGCTTGTCCTTTATTATTTTCTTTGCGTTATTAACCCAGTCGACTACAGTTTGATTATTTTCATGTATATTACCTGGTTCTATTTTATGGCCGTGATGTTCTACAATAAACTCAGCTATCATTAATTCAGAATCAATACTCATTTGTTATTCCTCCAAAAGTATGGAATTACTTTACCTTCGTGATCTAAGCAACTCATATGCATTGCTAACCATTTATCCATTTATTGTTCCCATCTGTAAAATATGTGTTTACCAATTGTAACTGTATGTGTTTTTCTAGATGCCCATTCTGGTGATACATAATCAGCATGGTAGTGTGTTGCACCTCTAGTAAAATCGTACATTAGTATAGAATTATAACCATATACTATTTTAGAAGCAATAACTTTTATACTATCATACAATACATGATCTATAGATGGTACATCATCAGCTTTTCCATCACAATACCAACTAAATTGACATCTATCTCTAAGAGGGTGCCACTTATTATGTGTTTCTAAAAACCATTTAGAATGCTGACCTTGATATACAACTTGGCATACTGTATTTGGAAATCTGTCGTCATGAACTCTATTCATAGTAACATACGCTACGGCAATCATACCTTCCATAGATTGATTGCGTGCTTCCCAATACATATTTTTTGCTAAGCAGGTTGTTTCTTCTTGTTTATGTGTTTGAGCGTTTACTGGTGTACAATAGGTTAATACTAGCATACCAAATACGCCAAACAATAAACCTTTTAAATAATCAGTATTATTAAGCATACCAGTACATCTCAACTTCATCAGAAATTTGAGATTCATCTAACCAGTTAAATTCTCTGTTTCTCATGATTTCAACATGTTCTTTGGCCTGAGATAAGGAATTGGCATTTTTAATGATATGCTCAGCGTTATTGTAAAATTCTTCCATTGAATCCATAACTAAACTTTTAACTTTTGACATATTATTTTCTCCGCTTTTTTCATTTTAATATATATATTATACCATAAAAAAAGAGGTTTGTACACCTTTTTTTTCACTTTTTTCAAAGTTTGTTGTGAACATGTTAACTAATTCATATTAGCTTTAGAATCGTATGTTACAATATTAACATTGTTTGTTATGTTAACTTTAATAGCGTTATGAACATGATGAAGTACAAATTTAGTATTAGGAAACTCTTTAAACATGTTTTCCCATACAGGACGCCAATTGTTGGCTAATCTGTGGCTGTTCATATTGCCTCTATCAGAATTAAGATAGAAATCAGAACAACTTCTTAAATTAAAATCAAAAAGAGAATCAAATCCATATAGATGTATTTCATCTGCTTTAACTTTATTTGCAGCATAATGTACAGCCATATGACCACAATTAAAATCTGTGTAGTTTGCTACATATTTTGGAAGTGTAGTATAGAATTCCTTTACTTGGTGTGAATGTTTTACATAAAATGTAGATTGTTGATCCATCCAAATTTTAGGTCTCATACCTAAAATCCAATCACCCGGAAT